ATGGCGACCTATAAAGCCCCCCTCGAGGACATGCGTTTTGTTCTCAACGATGTGTTCAAAGCGGATCAGCTCTGGGCCTCCATGCCGGCCACCGCAGAGGTGACTCAGGATTTGTCCGATGCCATTCTGGAAGAAGCGGGCAAAATGACCGAAGGCCTGCTGTTCCCGCTGAATCGTAACAGCGATGAGCAGGGCTGTACCTGGAACGACGGGGAAGTAACCACCCCGGACGGTTTCAAGGATGCATTCAAGACGTTTGCCGAAAACGGCTGGAGCGCATTTTCCGGTAACCCGGAGTTCGGTGGCCAGGGTATGCCCAAGTCACTGGCGGTACTGTTCGAAGAAATGATGCACAGTGCCTGCTCTTCGTTTGCCCTGTACCCGGCACTGACCAGCGGTGCCTGCCTGGCGGTAGACGCGCATGCCTCTGAAGAGCTGAAGGGGCAGTACTTGCCCAAGCTCTACAGCGGTGAGTGGAGCGGTACCATGTGCCTCACCGAGCCGCATTCTGGCACCGACCTGGGCATCCTGCGCACCAAGGCCGTGCCCAATGATGATGGCTCCTTCAACATCACCGGCACCAAGATTTTCATCACCGGCGGCGAGCATGACCTGACCGGCAACCATATCCACCTGGTGCTGGCCAAGCTGCCGGACGCGCCGGCTGGCTCCAAAGGCATCTCCCTGTTCCTGGTGCCCAAGTTCCTGCCCGATGCGGACAACAACCCGGGCGAGGCCAATGGCGCTACCTGTGGTTCCATCGAGCACAAGATGGGCATCAAGGGCTCGGCCACTTGCGTGATGAACTTCGACGATGCCAAAGGCTGGATCATCGGTGAGCCGAACCAGGGGCTGGCGTGCATGTTCACCATGATGAACTACGAGCGTTTGTCTATCGGTCTGCAAGGCCTGGGCCTGGGTGAAGCCAGCTACCAGAGCGCGGTGGAATACGCCCGCGAACGTCTGCAGGGCCGCAGCGCCACCGGCGCGAAAAACCCGGAAGGGCCAGCGGATCCGATCATCGTGCACGGTGATGTGCGCCGCATGCTGATGAACATGCGTGCCATCAACGAAGGGGGCCGTGCACTGGCCGCCTACGTGGGCATGCAGCTGGATACCTCCAAGTTCAGCGAAGACGCAGACGCCAAGAAAAAAGCGGAAGATCGCGTGGCGCTGTTGACCCCGATTGCCAAGGCCTTCTTCACCGACCGTGGCCTGGATACCACCATCACCGGTCAGCAGGTGTTCGGTGGTCACGGTTATATCCGTGAGTGGGGCATGGAGCAGTTCGTTCGTGATTGCCGTATTTCCCAGATCTACGAAGGCACCAACGGCATTCAGGCCCTCGACCTGGCCGGCCGCAAAGTGGCTCGCAACGGCGGCAAGTCCGTGGATGCATTCCTGGCGGATGCCCAGGCCTGGGTTGATGCCAATGCCGACAACGCGCAGCTGGCTGCAGTAAAAGAGGACCTGCAAGCGGCTTTGGCATTGCTGAAGTCCTCCACCGATACGCTGCTGGCCCAGGCCGGTGACAACCCGGATGCCATCAGTGCCGGTGCGGTGGAGTATCTGGATATCTTCGGGTATGTGATCTACGCATGGCTGTGGGCCCAGATGCTGGCGGCCACAGACGGTCGTGATGATGACTTCGTCAAAGCCAAGCGCATCACCGGTCAGTACTACTTCCTGCGTGTGTTGCCGAAAGCCCAGTCCCTGGCTGCCCAGCTGAACAGTGGGGCGGCTACCATGATGGACCTGGATGCGGATCTGTTTTAAAGGCCGCTGCATGTGGCACGCAACACGCCGCACGCATTAAAAAAACCGCACCCCTCAAGGGTGCGGTGACCGGGAACTAGATAAATAACAGGGATAAACGAGATAAATCCGGGAAGTGCCGGGATGAAAAGGGAAGAAACGGGGTGGCGACTGAAAAAGAGTTGCGCCCAGTGAAAAAGGTGGGAGATTAGAAAAGAGAGGTTTGGTTCGGGTCGCCCATCGCCCGAACCCGCTTTACGATCTTGTAGATGGCCCTGACGGTCATGCCATATTTGCGAGCCAGCACGTCATGGTTCGTACCAGTGAATTCCTCATAGATAATCAGATCGCGACGACCGACCCGGTAGTGGTGATCCTTGGGGATATTGACCAGTTGCCCACCCCAGTCGTTTGCCAGCATCTCACTGATCGCGCAGCCCGCCTGGTCGGCGAGTTCCGGGTCGATGCCCATATCGATCAGGGTCTGGCGGGCGTGAAGGTGGACCCCTTCCAGCAGCTCGTGGCGACGGATTTCCATCTCGTTGCGGCTCATTGCGCTCCCCTTTGCTGTTTCTCTACCCGGGACTGCCACTGTTTCAGCGCCTCGATGACCTTCTCGGCCTGCTTGCTGCTGAGCCAGTCCATGCGATCTACACCGGTTTGCCGGCTGACGTAGCTGTTCAGGGCCTTTTCTGAGCGGTCGCGAACAGCGCCCAGGTTTGCCAGGTCGAGCCAGAGGGCCCGGATCTTGCGATCCACGGGCTCTCTGGCGGTGATTTTCTGGCGTGGTTTACGGGTTTTCGGCTTCCAGCCCAGCTTTTCCAGTCGGCGCAGCACCTTGGAACGTCCGGCGACGGTCAGGTCCGCAGACGATCCAACACCGGCCACGTCCTGGAGCATGGCGCGATAGTCCTCCTCCTCCATGCCCAGCTCTTTGCGGGCAATATGGATTTTGGCCAGGTCTCTGCGCTTCTGATCGGCTGCGGTCACTGTTCACCTCCAGGAGACTTGTGCTTTTTCAGCAGCTCATCCGGGTTGATGCCCAGTTTTTCCATACCTCTACGCCATTCCGCATCGCTGGCGGCGCGGAGCGGCTGCCCTGACTTTGGCTCTTTCTGCGCAGCTGCTGGGATTGCCTGGCCGATACGGTCCCCGATGCCTTTCAGTACCTTCTTCAGGTAGTTGTGGTTCTTCAGGGGCGAAACGTCACCCCCTGCTTGCCGGTTGGTCTGGATCTGCTGGACGGTTTCCGCCATAGCCGCCCCCAGGAGGTAGCGATCGGAAGTCAGTGCGAGTACTTCCTCTGCCAGCTTGAGGGTGCGGCTGTTGGTCAGATCCTGCTTGAGGGGGCGAAACAGCCCGAGATAGGACAGTAACGGCCCGGCCAGTTGGCTGGGCAGCTTGGCCATCAGCGCCAGCAGATCACGGCCTGATTCATCCACCTCTATCGCCTGCAGGTCCAGCTGGCTGCGGCATATTGGACAGCGACCCAGTTTCATTTTGGCTCTCCCTGGCCTGGTGCCCACAGCCACCCGTTCATGGGGCCGTGCCAGCGAACACACTCCCCACGCTTCCGCAGCTTTCTCTTGCGCTTGCTGCTTCTCACAATGCGCCAGTGCCCCTGTTCAACCATCGACAGCGCATGCTGCTCCATAAAATCGCTCACGCAGCCCCCTTGTCCGCAACCAGGCGGCGCAGCACCTGCAGGTCAGAGCGACGAATGAGGGCATACGGCGAGGCCGTGCCTTCGATTACCCGCTCAGTGACTTCCTGGATGGCTTGCTGCATGGTCGCCAGTTCCTGCTCTGGCTGGTGGACCTGCTGCATCAGGACACCCCCCGTTTACTGGCGCAGAACATGGCTTTAAACACGGACTCCAGCATGACGGGCCATTGTCTTTCACCCGCCTTGTGCTGCTTATCCCACTCAGCCATGCCGGCAGAGATCATTTCAGGTGTAACCTCATTCGGGCCCGCTGGATCGTCCCCATTGGTTGCCTGTGCCAACTCCAACGCCTTGAGGTAACGCTCAGTATCGGGCCCGGTGAGCAATGCCACCGCTGCCACCGGCTGGCTTTGAGTGCCGTTAAAGGCCATAACGATCTTGCTGTCACCGTGGCTGCCCATCTCATCAATGATGTGGCGAAGCGGCAGAGCTTCGAGCCGTTTCAGTTCGTACTGCAAGCGCTTAATCCCCACTGGAAGTCTCCTTTTCCGAGTTGGTGCTGATATGAAAATTACCTATATCATCGATCTGAAAATTATTGACCGTAAGCTCAATAGCCTGGCCATCAATCACTGCCGTGACTGGAAAAGCCTCAAGGTCAGCTTGTGAGGCATCTGCATGACGAAGAATCGTGCTAATCCGACCGACGATCATTCCCAAAGAAACTGGTTTCATAACGGCCCCTTACAGTTTCGCGATATCGAGCGGGATGGCCTTCCACTGGCCTTCCGGGTTGTCACGCTCATAGATGCGGATGTACTCGGCAGAACCGATCACCTGCATCGAGTCGCGGATGATGTCCATGGCCTTGAGCCATTTGGCATGGGTGATTTTCCAGCGCAGCAAGTTGAGGATTTTGGTCACACTGAGTTGACCTTGGGCGTTTTGGGCAAAGGCGTTCGCCGCTACCACTTTCAATTCATCAGGCACGCCGGGATGGTTAGTCCATTCCTCGTTGCACTCGTTGACCAACTGCTCTGCGGCCTGAATGCGTTCATCGAAGCGAATCAGGCTGGCAACCTGCACCTTAACCATGCGGGTACCGTCATAGCTGACAAGACTGACATTTCCCTTTTTGCCGCCCAGGGTGACGTCGTACTTACTGGCAGCCAGGATGATGAAATCCTTCACTTCGGACATCGCATCACTGCGATATTTCTTTATGTCGCCATGGAGCAACTTCCCCTTAGCAACCAGGTTGCGGACCAGGTCATCACGCACCAGGTCTACCTCTTCCACCAGATTCTCGGGCACCAGGTGGCCCTGGGCGTTTTTCATGTAGCCTTCAGGAACAGCATTGGTATCCATGTTCACTCTCCTGCTTGAAGGCGCGCCGGGCCGTTCTGGCCGGCGACGCCGTGATTGAGATTTGCTGAGCGGCCACTGAGGTGGCCGTCCCAGGCGGATCGGTTGTCGTTGGCTCTGGCCTTTCGGGGCTTTGACTCGGAGGTTTGCAGGTCTGGATGGTGCTCATTGACGAAGGCATCGATTGCCCGCTGAGTTTCTTCATCCATCCCGGCAAAATCGTTCACCTTCATGGCCACGGCATTCACCCAGGCGTTGGCAAATACATCTCCACGACGCCGCTTGGTGGCCAGCTTGCAGCGTTTCAGACTGGCCACATGCTCGCGCCTCGCTTTCACCAACTGGCGCTCCAGAACCTCATAGGCGTACTGCGCCAGGCGAGGAGAAAGCGATGTGCCGATAAAGGTGAAATAGGACCCTTCAAACCGAGTTTGCAAAATGACCTTGCAGCCGAATGCCTGGCCCACTACGTAGGCCAGCGACCACTTCCAGTGAGGCGGGTTACCTGTATTGCCTGTCGCCTGCAGGAGTTCGCTGGCGTCCAGGGCGGCCACAGCCCCTTCCTCGATGTTGTACTTCTCCATCAGCTTGCGTGCCTGGCGAAGCGCGGCTTGCGCCTCGTTGGGGTTGCTGCTTTTTGCCAGGGCCAGGCATTTCTGAATGCGCCGGAGCACTTTCTCTTTATCCATTACTGCATGCTCCCTCGTTTCTGCCGGCCACGGGCCTTCTGGCCATTCAGCCGGGCCCGGGCCGCGTCATCGGCGGTGCAGTTCAGCCGGCCATAGGCCCCACTCTCACCTGACATTCCGTTTGGAATCTGGCGAATCTGCCCGCCTTGCTGCAGGTAGTTGTCGATATCGCTGCGGATCTTCTCGGACCGCTTACGGTGTTGAAATGACATCCTTATCTCCCGTTCGCGTGGTGTTTAAGTGGCTCGTAGGGGTGGCCGTTTTCGATCCGGCGCAGCCCATCCACTTCGCGCTCAAGTCGTTCCAGGGCTGTTTCCAGCCCCCCGGTGTCCAGATCGATAAGGCGGCGCATATTCCGCTGCTCTGGCAATAAAGGGCGGTGGGGCCCACCCATGATTTCCAGCCAGTACTTGCGCGGGTTTCTCATGAAGGCATCGAACGTCATGTAGCGTTCCAGGCCGTGACGGGTGAACTTGTTGCCCCAGTACTCCAGCTGCTCGGTTTCAATCGCCATGATTCGCTCCTAATGCAGTTCCCGCTTTGCAGGACGAGTGGGCCCGCCTACCAACGCTTTGCCGATAGTCAGTAACCCCTTGGTGCTCACGAGTAAGCCGATAACCAGGTCCCGAGCTTCGCTGGGTTTAAGGTTCAGGTCGCCGCCGGTTGCAGTGACTTTTACGCCATCCGCCGTGTCTTCGATTTCCACCAGATACTTCGCCATCTCACACCTCTCGGATCAGATCCGCGTTCAGCTTGGGTACCCCCAGCTTCGCGGCTTCGTTAAGGGCAGCGGCCAGCACGTTGTTGATGGCCAGCGGGTACAGCACGGAATAATCGCCGCGCCCGGACAGCTTCTGGCGCAGGGCCTCGACGGCGCCGGCATCCATGACGTCAGCCAGGTCGCGGCCCGCCAGCTTGAAGCGGTGAGCGAGATAGCCCTCCAGCTCCTGATCGATCGGGCGCAAGGTGACAACCTCGCAGCGCTGGACCACTTCGCGCACGTTGGGGTTGCGCTCATCCAGCTTGATGGCCAGCTCGCTCTGACCGATCAGCACAATGCTGATCAGCTTCGAAAAGCCATCTTCCAGCTCGTAGAAGCGCTTCAGGTGTTTCAGGGTGGGAATCGGCAGGCCGTGGGCCTCCTCGATCACCAGCACATGCCGGTGGCCGGCGCGGTGGGATTCACGCAGTGCGGCATGCACCTGGCGGAACCGGGCCTCGGGGCTGCGGCGCAGCGTCTCGCCGGCGGCGATCTTGGCCATGATGGCCTCGGCGATGTGGCCCGCCTTCAGGGTCTTGCCCTTCATGTCGTTGTCTTCCAGGCCCAGCACATAGGGCTCGATGATGGTCACGCTCGGCTCATCATCATTCGCCCACTGGGCCAGATCCCGGCGCAACGTGGACTTGCCGGCACCGGATTCACCGACGACAGCCAGGAAGCCGCCATGCTTCGCCGTCTGGCGCAGGCTCTCCCGCACATAGCGGAATTCCGCGTTGGCAAACACCTCATCGGCATTGCGGACCTCGGCAAAGGGGTCACGCGCCAGGGCGAACGTCTGGCGGGTCTTTGGTGTCAGCGCTTGTTTTCGTAGTAACATAATATTCTCCAGTTCAGAGTCGGCTTTGCTTTGGTCTGGGTCTTCATCCTCGTCCCCGGTGGCAGCCGGGGCGGGGATTTCCTCTTCTTCTTCCGGTTCTTCTTCTGCAGGGTCGTACTCCTCGAAGATCTCGTCGCCGAGTTCCGGGTCATCCATGAAGTCAAAAATGCGCTTGCGGATTTCCTCCTCTGGCCAGCGCTTAGGCCATTTGCGGTAGTTGAGCAGCAACGTGATCGTTGCCGGTGATAGGCCGATGCCGCAGGCCAGCGCCATGCGGGTCACCCCCCGTTTTTGTAATATCCGTCCGAGTTTCATCATCCTTGGTCACCTCCATTCACCACGCGCAGCGGTTGGGTAACCGGGCGTGACAAAGCGTCTTCGATAGTGGGGAGGTCGTCCTCCTGGACACCCTCCGGGTAGCGTTGCTGCAGCCACTGGAAATGCTCCGGCTTCCAGGCATCGCCCATGCGACTGGCCAAACGTTTTGCGGCTTGCACATGCGTCAGCGTCAGGGCCTGAACCTCCGGCGCGTTCAGCTCCATCTCGGTACCGCGCCGTGGCAGGTAGTCCGGTACCGGGGTCTCTTCGATGGGCTTCATCGGATTGATAGAGCCACCGAAAGGCACCGTCTTCGCCTTGCGCTTCTGCTCGGCTTCCTGGTCGGTACCGGCTTCCATCGCCAGCCTCTCCACCGCTTTGCGCTCGGTGTCGATGTGGCTGTCTGCCTTGGCCCGGTATTCCTGGCCGATGACCGGGTCATCGTGGTTGAAGCCGTATTCGTTCTGCTGCAGGGCTTCCACCACCTGCATGACCTCCCGGCCTTCCTCATTCAGGAACAGCACCTGGGCGGCATCGTCGCGCCAGGGGTTGCGGGTAATGCGAAGCTTCTCGCCCACGGCAACGCCCGGGATATCGCCCACCGGGAACTCCTGGCCCTTGAACGACACAGTGAGGAAGCGGCTGACCTTGCGCTCAACCGGCGCACTCACCGCCAGCTCGCGCATGACCTGCGGATCAGGTGCAAGCAGCAGCTGTTCGGGGGTAATCGTCAGCCACGCGGCATAGCGGGACTTGCCGGTGCGGGTATGCACCTTGTGGCTGTTAAACCAGCGCATCCACGCCCAGGCCTGCTGGTTGATCTCTTCAAGGCTGGTCGGCGGTGTTTTCAGGGTCTTCAGCCGGTGCTCGAAAGACCGCTCCACCTGGTCGTTCGCCTTTTCCACTTGCCCCTTGGCCCACGGCTGCCCCGGCAGGTTCACCTGCACATGAATGTTCAGCGCCCGGCACAAGTTCTGGAAAACAGCACCGGTGTTCGCGCTGCCCGGGTCGACCATCACCATGCGAGGAATGCCGCAGAACGGGTCGCTGATGTGGCGCTTCTGGCTGGCCCCGATGAAGGCTTCCACCAGGTTCTTGCCACTCTCAGCGCCCAGCACGTAGTGGACGTAAATCACCCCGCTGGCGTGATCCGTAATCACGTAACGCCACACCCGCTCTTTCTCGATCTTGCGAATGTTGGCCGGCTTGTTCTTGTAGAATTTTTTCTCGTCCATCACCTGCAGGCAGTCACCGGCCCGGGTCGGCATGTAATAGAGCACACACAGTGAGGGGTCGATCTGCCAAACATGGTTCGGGTGCTCGCTGGCCAAATGCACCCGGGGTGCGGAGCGAGAAAGCTGCTCAGGGTGCAGACCGTAAGCGCGCAGCGCCCGCCCGATCGCGGCCATGGATAAGGGGCGGAATTCCCCGGTCTCCTCATCGACACGACCGGCCATGATGCGATCATTGCTGCGCAGTACCTCGACGGCTTCCTCGAGCGATGCCAGCTGCTTGCCATTCTGGCGCCGGCTCTCCATCAGGTAGGCGCTGATCAGCCTGGCCTCGTCCTGAGCCAGGGAACTGTTGCCCGCATCCTTGCGCCGCTTGCGGGGGGCGGTGTTGCGGACGGCCTGCAGCTGCCGTTGCAGGGTGCCAACGCTGACCCCCATCTCCTCGGCAGCAGCGGCATAGACCGCGCTTTTTCGACCGTGGCCGGCAGCCTCTGCTTCTGCCGCCACCGCCATCAGTCGGTGCGTCAGTGCAGGATTCATGCGCTTTGCTCCTCCCAGGGGGCGCCTTCGGCGTCACGTGGAACACCCAGCTCCTCTCGAAGGTGCAGCAGCGCGCTGTCGATCTGATCCAGTTGGCCTTTCTGCCAGGCATGGATATCCATATTGCTGGCGTTGGCAAACTCGGCCACGGCTTCCAATGCCGCAGTTAGCTGCACACGAATCTGGCACTGGACGTCGAAACAGCGGGCGTCCGCTTCGGCCTGTATCTGCGCCAGCTGCTCATCCAGCGGTATGGTTTTCAGTTTCTTGCTCTTGGTGGCCAGCTCATCCAACTTTCTGTTTTTATCAGCGATGACCTGTTCTTTGGCGTCGCTGTCATCACGGGCTTTGCGCAGTGCCTTGCGGAGTTCGCGGGTGGACATCGTGTCGATATCGTCCAGCTCCAGCCCCGCCACGGTGCCCCCATCGGCCAGGGCTTCCAGATCGTCGTCTTCCTCGAGCATCAGCTCATAGAGCTTGGATTTGCCTAGGGACAGTAGCTTGTGGTTTTTGCCCTGGAGCTTGGGAGAGAGGAACTTGCAGGCCGCGCCCATCATCTTTTGGGCGATGCGTTTATCGATACCCAGCTGGGTTTCCACGATAGTGGTGAATTCGCCATGGCCTTCATGCTCTTTCAGCACGATCAGCCGTTTACCGGCTTCCAGCATCGCCTCAGCGCTCTGCGCCATGCAGAAACGGGTTTCGTTAACGACCCGCAGGCGGTCATAGGGCTGGCCATCAAGGTACTGCTCGCAAATGTCGTGGCTGTGAGCCTGAAATTCGGCGAGTTCGTTTTTCTTGGTCATGGTGGCTCCTTACTGATAGGCCCCCGCAGAGACGCGGCGGTTGATTTCGTTGATACGGTCCTGGGCCTTGGCCATCTCCAGGGCGTGTGCCTGGGAAATTTGCAGGGTGGCGATGGAGTGGCGGAAACGGCCATCTTCACCACGCTCGGCCAGGCCCTCCTCAATCAGGGCAGCCATCACCCGGGTGATCCCGCTGGGTGAAAGCCCGGTTGCCTGTGCCAGCTGCTGGTTGCTCAAGCCATTGAGCGTGTGGCCCCGCAGGGCTTTGAAGACGCGAAGACCTTTGTGCAACGCAGACGCTTTCTCGTTCATTGCGCATCCCCTTCAGGTGCTGGCTTGCCGTTGCGAATCAGAACCTCATCGCTGAGCTGGATGAAGCCGAGATGATCGACACCGTCCAGATGCTTCCACGCATCGCTATGCAGCGTGTTGGCCTCGGCGATCTTGCTGCGGCTGATGAACGTCGCCCGGTACTCTTTGCCGTCGGGCCCGGTAACCAGGAGCGGATCTCCTGGACGAAGTTGGCTGGGAATAATCATGTGTCGCTCTCCATGTCGGTCAGCCCCAGCGGAAGCTCCGGGGTCTGGTGTTGTTCAACATTTCGGTGGTGGTAGGCCAGGCCCTGCATGGCGGCTTTCAGTTGGGCCAGCGTTTCAACGGCGTCTTGCTTGCCGCTGTAGAAATCGGTGAGGGATTTGATGGCGCCACTCAGTTCGCCCTGCAGCTGCATCACATCTTTGGCATCACAGGATTTGCCGCTGGGGATCTCAACTACCAAGCGGCCACCGGTACCGGCCAGAAAGCGGCTGACAAAATCGATGCCGCAGGCGGCTTCATAGGCGGGGATCAACACTGCCGGCATCCGACCGTTTTCTACCCACTTGTAAATGCTCCAGTGGTTGGCCTGCCCCATCTTGGTGGCAATGCCTTCCACGGAGAGGTTGTGCACCTCTCGGGCGTAGTCCATGCACCAGACCATTGCCTGGCGCAGATTGGTCGGTACCCGGTTTTTCCAGCGGCGACGGCTCATTGGAAAGTCCCCTCAAACGTGTTTCCAAACAAAGTTGTTTTTTGCATCTGGTGAAACGGGGTTGCGCTGTGTGTAAATACGGTCATCATCAACACAACGGAGAAACGCGATGGCTGATGAGCTACTTCGGCTACAGTCACAGGTCACCGCCCTCTCGACAGCGTGGCTTTACCTAGCCGCGTCCGTAGAACTACACGGCGGCCTGGACCCTGAAGGATTCGAGCGCGCGCTTCTGGCTGCCCGGATACCAGATCCGGCGCAGAGGCCCGAAGCGAAGAGGACCATTGCGGATTTGCTTGATCAGCTGGCTGAAGCCAGACGGCATCGGTCTGCTCAGTAGGAAATCCGTATTGATCGCGCAGCATCTCAACCCCCTTATGCAGCAGCATGCTGGCTGCTGGTGGACTTCGGTTGAGGCTTAATCTGCAGATCAACAGCGATATCGTGGGCGCGGCCAAAGTTGGCTTTATCAACCCCGTTGAGTACCCGATAAACCGCTCGGGCGGGGTAACCGTGTTCCTCTGACCACGAGGCAATCGTTTTGCCTTGTGCCTTCAGACCCTGCTTTACCTGGTCTGGAGTGAGTACCTGCTGGGTTGCCATTGGGCTGGCTCCTTACGGGTGAATTGTTTGTGAATTGAACGTGTTTTGTATGGGTGATGTTGGTGCAGATATCCGCACCTGTCAACACCTATTTGCACCTTTTAGTGTGGAAATTTGCATGATAGGTCAACGACTGAAACAGGAGCGCCAACGCCTGAAGCTGACTCAGCCTGAGTTTGCCGAGCTGGCGCTAACCAAGAAGAGAACGCTGATAGACTGGGAGAAAGGCGTTTCCTCGCCTACGGCTCCCCAGCTGGCAGCAATGGCGAATGCCGGGGTTGATGTCCTGTATGTGATTACTGGGCAGAAGGTGGAGGTGCAGAATTTAGCACCTGATGAGGAGCTGCTTCTGGAGTCCTACCGGCAGCTGTCTGCTGGGGAAAGGCGGGAGTTACTATCCGGCATATTATCCGGGCGAGCGCTCGGTAGAGGCACCGGGATGGAGGTGTCTGGTGATGGAAACCGGGTTGCGGGAAGGGACTACAAAGAGAACAAGTAATTAATAATGGGACGCAATTACAAAAGCGAAAACGTTTTCGCTTTTGAGCCTGCCACATGTCGCTGACACGTCTGTCGCTCCTGCTCTGCGCAGTAAGGGCAGCAGGCAGTGATAGATTGCCAAAGGCGCAGCTGCTGCGATGTCATCTTTGGCCGCCAGAACCTGTAAGCATTTTTCCTCATGGAAGGCGAGACTTGTCATACGTGAACGGGTTTCATATGGTAAAACCGCTTTTGTGATGTGGTTGGCAGTAACGCTAGGGGATGGCATGGAAACGAGCGGTAACGGAAACCGAGTCGCTGCAGGGGATTACCTGGAATTCAATTTCTCTCAACAGATTGATGTGCAACCACTGGTGCCTGCGCAGCGCCAGCAATTGAACAGTCAAATCAGAGCAGCAGCCGCTGCGCTTCGGGAAGAACCCCAACTGATCTGGCGGCATGTGCACGCCGCGTTGGGTGTGGAAAGTATCAGCGATATCACCCGTGACCAGTACTCGCTGGCCCAACAGGCCGTGAGTGAATACCTGGACAAGGGCAAGCAGTACGCTGCCTGCCAAAAGCTTGTTGGTCAGGTGCTGAGATTGGCTGCCGATAAAGGCATCCAGGAGCCTATGGAGAACTTTTGTCTCGGCGCTTTCGGAATGGATCGCTTGAAGGAGCTTGGCCGGGAAGAGTTGGCCCAGGTATATGCCTTCGTTGAGCAGTACCCAACGGAAGGGAACTCGCCCCCCAAATTGCAGCATCACCTGCAGTCAAAGTCCGTAAGAGTTGCTGTGCTTTCCAGCTTCGTTGCTGGGTTGCTATTGGGGCTGCTGATCTAAAAGGATGAATCATGGCTTTAATAAACTGCCCTGAGTGCTCAGGCACCGTCTCGTCAAACGCCAATGCTTGCCCCCATTGCGGTGCGGCAATCAAGAAACGAAACATGGCTTGGCTGTGGATCGTGATTCTTGCAGTCGTGTCCTTTGTCGTTTTTGCAGTAATTCGAGGAAGCGACCCAGAGGTTCAGGCAAAGCGAGAAGCGAAAGCTGCCTATGATCTTTGTATGGACATGTACAGGGAGTCAGGTGATCCACTGGCGAAACTGGCCTGTGAGAAGATGGGTAAAGACTTTCGAGACGAATACGGTTCTTACCCATAGGTAGAGATCAAAGGGGTGCCAGCATCCCTCATAACAATCAATAACCCCTGAAGGGAATCATCATGAGAAAAGCCTTATTTGCTTGCCTGTTTGCTCTGTCCGCCACCGCTTGCACCACTGCTGGCCCCTATGTAACCAACATATCCAGCGACGGTAGTGATGGCCTGAATATCGAGAAATGCGGTGTGAAGCTGAATGCCTTTATGGGCACGGTTTCAACCACGGATTGCACCAGCCAGCATATTCAGCTTCGACGTTAACGGCATGTAAGGCTCGACTGCTGGGAGCAATAGCTCCTTTGCCAACTGAGCCGTTTTTGCCCGCGTTCAAAAGACGTTTTCCGCTGCGCCCCCGATTATGGGGGCGTAGTCGTTTTGATTCATATAAAACCGGAGAACGTCATGCCCCGCCTGATCGGATGGTTCTGCATCACCCTCGGCCTGCTCTGCGCTCTGGCGCTGCTTAACCCCCAGCAGCTGCCTGTTGTGCTCTACAAACTCTCCCTGGTCAGCCTCGGCGCTGTGTTGGGGTACTGGATTGATCGGTCGTTGTTTCCTTACGCCCGCCCGCATTGTTTCCTCTTTCCGCGTGAGCCGAATAGCTGTGGGCCCGAACATATCAATACCGCGATCAGCCTGCTGATGATCAGACGGGCTGTGGTGATCTTCGCCGTGATCCTTGGCCTGACACTGGGGCTATAGCGATGCGAATGGATCGTATATTCCAGGCCATCATCCTGCTGGCGCTAACAGCTCTGATCGTGTTTGCCGCCATCGGCTGCCAGCCCGCCTATGCGGACGATATCCCTGCGGATGCCAAGAGCTATCAGCGCACCCTTATCCGCACCTCTCATGCCTTCTGGGGTTTAGATGCCCCGGTGGCTACCTTTGCCGCGCAAATCCACCAGGAGAGCCGTTGGCGGGCCAATGCGCGCTCACATGTGGGGGCCGAAGGCCTGGCGCAATTCATGCCGGCCACATCGGACTGGTTTGCCGAGCTTTACCCAAGCCACCTTGGGGAACGGCAGCCCTATAACCCCGGCTGGGCCATGCGGGCCATGGTGCTCTATGACAAGTGGCTGCATGCACGAATCCAGGCCGCGTGCCCCTGCGAGAAGTGGGCAATGGTGTTATCTGCGTACAACGGTGGCCTTGGCTGGGTTTACCGCGACAAAAAGCTGGCATCGAGTAAGGGGCTTGATTCGCTGGTCTGGTTCGATTCGGTGGAGCGGGTCAATGCGGGCCGCTCCGCTGCCAACTGGGAAGAGAACCGGGGCTATCCGCGTCGCATCCTACTGCGGTGGGAGCCTCTCTATGAAATGGCCAATTGGGGCCTGGGAGTATGCCCATGATTGCCCGCTGGATCGTGGCTGTATTGCTGAGTTCGCTACTCACCGGCGCCGGCACCTACTTCTGGGGTTACCACCACGGCGAAACCGCCGTGCAAGCCAAAACCAGCGCCGCGACGGTTACCAAACTTGGCGAAGCCCTTGCCGAGCATGCGGACCTGGTCAGGGATTCCAAAGCGGCGAGCCTGCGTATTTCCCAGCTGCTGGCCGACAAAGCCGAATTCGATCAACAAACCACTCAGGAGCTACGCGATGCACTCGATGAGAACGCTGGCCTGCGTGCTGATCTTCGCTATAGCGAGCGTGTCATGCAGCAGCTGGTCGCCGCCAGAGAGCGTGCCATCAAAGCCGCAACCGGAGGCCTCGGCAACGCCATGCAGCGCCCACCTCCCATACCCGACCAACGACCCGAATGAGATGCCTGTGACGCTGAAGATCATGTACGACCTATATGGCGAATGCGCCGGGCTGAAGTATGAGCAGTACCGGTTCCGAATGGACCAGGGGGAAGAATGAGCGAGATCTCCATCGACATCGCCAAATTCTTAGGGCTGGTGCTGACACTGCTTGGCATGTTCTGGGGGATGAGCCGCCGACAGCAGGGCATGTTTGAGAAACACCTGGATGAGAAGTTCGCCATCCTCCAGCTCCGGCTTGAACAAATTGAAAAGAAGGAAGGCGACAACGGCAAAGAAGTCGCCAGGGTAGAGAGACAGCTGATGGAGTTACGCGCTGATCTACCCGAAAAGTATCTGCGACGAGAAGACTACATACGCGGCCAGAGTGTTATTGAAAGCAAGTTGGACGCGCTGGCCCTGAAACTGGAAAACATGCAAATCCGGGAGGCAAAACGTGATTGATCATAACAAGGTGCGCCGCGAAGGCATGCGCTGGACGATCCTGCTCACCCTCAACCACGCCCGCCCGATCGGGGCGCATGAGCAGCTGATACTTCAGACCATTCAGGGGGTATACCCGGATGCCACTGCCACTGAAGTGCGGCGCGAGCTGGAATACCTGGACGACCGCAAACTGGTACAGGTAGAGAAGACCCCGGCTGGCGCCTGGCACGCCAAGCTGACCCACTACGGCGTGGATGTGGCCGAGTACACCGTGGAGTGCCACCCCGGCATCGCCCGGCCTGAAAAATACTGGGAGGGCTGAGTATGCCCCGGGTATCCAAGGTGCAAACCCTCAATGATGGGGACAAAGACTGGCTGAATCAGGAGTTGGTGAAGCGCGGCTTTTCTGGCTATGAGGAGCTGGAAGCGCTTTGCCGGGACCGGGGCATCGATATCTCCAGTTCCAGCCTGCATCGCTATGGCAAGTCATTCCAGGATCGTCTGGATGCGGTGCGCCTGGTAACCGAACAGGCCCGAGCCGTGGTCGACAGCGCACCAGACGAAGAAGGTGCCGTGAATGAGGCGCTGATGCGTCTTATCCAGGAGAAGCTGTTCACCGTGGTGATGGAGGCTGAATTGAATCCTGGCGATATCTCCAAGGTGACCAAGGCGATCGCGGATCTGGGCCGTGCCAGTGTCAGCCAGAAACGGCTGGCGGCAGAGGTTCGTAAGCAGGCCCTGGAAGAAGCTGCAGCCAATGCTGAAAACGCTGGACGCGCCCAAGGGCTGACCAAAGATGGCGTGGCCGCTCTGCGGGCTGCGATCATGGAGGGTATGGCGTGAAACGCAATCCGATCGCTGAAGGCGTCCAGGAAGCCAATAACGCCGATGCCATTCTGCTCGGCTATCAGCAGCGTTGGGTGACAGACAATGCCGCCGTTAAGGTGATGGAGAAAAGTCGCCGGATTGGTCTGTCCTATGCCGAAGCGGCGGATGATGTGCTCTACGCTGCCTCAGAAGAAGGCGCCAACGTCTATTACATTTCCTACAACAAGGAGATGACCCAAGGGTTCATCCAGGACTGTGCTGGCTGGGCCAAAGCCTACCAGGCCGCCGCTAGCCAGATTGAAGAATCGGTGATCGAGCAGGACGACCGCCAGATCCTTACCTATACCATCAAGTTTGATTCCGGAAATAGTATTCAGGCGTTTACTTCCAACCCTCGCAACCTGCGTTCCAAGGGGCGCCCTGGTGAGCGGCTAGTGATCGATGAGGCCGCATTCGTGGATGACATCGAGGAGCTGCTCAAAGCCGCCATGGCGATGACGATCTGGGGTGGCCAGATCCGCATCATCAGTACTCACAACGGCGAAGATAACCCCTTTAACACTCTGATAAATGATATCCGTGCCGGTCGATATGACTACTCGCTGCATCGGGCGACCCTGGATGACGCGATGGCCGATGGTTTGTATAAGCGAATCTGCAAAGTGACCGGGCAGGCCTGGAGTCGGGATGGCGAGGCCACCTGGCGACAGCAGCTGATAAACCGCTACAAGCCCAACCATGATGAAGAATTGTTCTGCATTCCCGCCATGGGCGGTGGCGCCTATTTGACCCGCGTAATGATTGAAGCCTGTATGGCGAAAGCGCCGGTGCTTCGTTTTGACGGCACCCGGGAATTCAATCAGCTCCCCGAGCCGCAGCGAGCGGCCATCATGCAGGACTGGATCAATGATGAGCTGCGCCCGCTGCTGAAGACCCTGGACCCGGAATTACGCCATGCCCTGGGCATGGACTTCGCTCGCAGTGGCGATATGTCAGTGCTGGCCCCGATGGCTATCAGCAAGACGCTCCACCATACCGTGCCCTTCCTGGTGGAGCTGCACAACGTGCCCTTCAAGCAGCAGGAGCAAGTGCTATTTGCCTTGGGCGATGCGCTACCCCGGCTAAGTGGCGTCGCAATCGATAGCCGCGGTAATGGCCAATACATCGGGGAAGCGGCCCACGATAGATGGGGGGCACTGGTTGACCAGGTGATGGCTACCGAGCAGTGGTACCGGGAGCAAATGCCACGCTACAAGGCACGGTTTGAAGATCGCACCATCACTATCCCGAAGAATGATGATGTGCTGGAAGACCACCGAGCCTTCATCTTGGTTCGTGGTGTGGCCCGCCTGCCCGAGGGTAAAACCGACAAGAAAGGCAATCGCCATGGTGATTCGGCCATGGCTTGTGTGCTGGCTAACTGTGCCGCCGCCATGGATGCCTGGACGGCGGATTACCAATCCACTGGCCGGCGTGCTGCATTGATGGACACGGACATGGCACAACCCGTCTCACTCACCGACACCGGCTTTGGCACCGTCGGTGGCGGCAACAATTTTGGAGGCTTCTGATGGCCGATTTTGAACAGCTTGATTCCGGGTTGCTGGTGCCTGCCAATTTCGCTACCCAGCCGGCCAGCAACGCACGGCCAGAAATGCGTGAGGTGGCCTCAACCAGCGATGGCCGGGATATCACCCGGGGTTACCTGGACCCGATGTCCATACAGCCCACGACCGACAACGTGCTGATGACCCGTGGCAACGGGGATTACAACCTCTACAAGGAAGTGCTCCGCGATGACCAGGTCGGCAGCACCTTCAACCAGCGCCGCTTGGCGGTATCCAGCAAGGAATGGGGGGTGGACCCGGGCGGCAAGACCCGCAAGGACAAAGCGGCTGCAGACTTCATGGCTGAGCAGATCCAGCACATCGGCTGGGATCGGGTCACCGAGAAAATGCTGTTTGGCATCTTCTATGGCTTTGCCGTTGCTGAGCCCATGTGGGGCCGTGATTCCCGGTTCGTTACCATCGATCGGCTGATCGTGCGAAACCGCCAGCGTTTCGGCTTTGATGGCAAAAGCCGGCTGCGCATGCGCACCTGGAACAATCCGGAAGGCGAGTTGATGCCGGATAAGAAGTTCTGGCATTTCACCACCGGCGGCGATCACGACGATGAGCCTTATGGCCTTGGCCTGGGCCATTGGCTTTACTGGCCGGTGTGGTTCAAGCGGAACGGACTCAAGTACTGGCTGGTGTTCCTGGAGAAGTTCGGTCAGCCCACCGCCAAGGGGACTTACCCACCGAATGCGCTCCCCCACGAAAAGCAAAAGCTGCTGCAGGCGCTGGGGGCGATCAGCACGGATGCCGGCGTGATAGTGCCAGACGGCATGGCCATCGAACTGCTGGAGGCCGCCCGCTCCGGTACCGCCGATTATTCCAGCTTGATGGATCGCATGGACCGGGCCATCGCCAAGGTGTGCCTCGGCCAGACCGCGAGTTCAGAAGGCACACCAGGAAAACTTGGCAATGATGAGCTGCAGGGGGACGTGCGCCAGGATCTGGTGAAGGCAGATGCCGACCTGGTGTGTGAGAGCTTCAATACCAGCGTTGGCCGCTGGCTCACCGAGTGGAACTTCCCCGGTGCTGCAGTGCCGCGTGTGTATCGCAAGGTTGAGCCGGATGAAGACACCAGCAAGCGTGCAGAGCGTGACAAGACCATTTACGACATGGGCTTCAAGCCAACTCTGAAACACATCCAGGATAACTATGGCGGTGAATGGGAAGAGAAGGCACCCGTCAACGATCCACCTGCAGTGCCAGGCAATGAGGCCAACTTTGCTGCGGGTGACCCATCCGTACCCCAGCAGCTGGAGCCGGTTGCCCGCACGAATGTGGAACAATCCACTGACAGCTGGATCAACCAGATCCGCCAGATCGTTGAGGAAGTGGACTCCCTGGAAGCGCTGCGCGATCGCCTGCTGCAGGTGTACCCGGATCTGACCCTGGACCAGTATGCGGATGCCATGGCTGAAGCCTTGGCCACGGCGCGCCTGGCTGGCCGCAACGAGGTGGTGGAGGAAGATCCCGATGCCCTCCGTTAACTATGGATCTGTTCCTTTCCAGGAACAGATCCAGTTCTTCCGCCGCAAGCTGAATATCCCGACCGAAAGCTGGACGGATATCTACAACCAGGAGCATGACTGGGCCTTCATGGTGGCAGGTGCTAACCGTGATGCGATTGTGGCGGATTTCCGGGAAGCGGTGGAAAAGGTAATCGCCGATGGGGGCACGCTCGAAGAGTTCCGCAAGGACTTTGACAAGATCGTTGCTCGCCACGGCTGGGACTACAACGGCGGGCGCTCCTGGCGAAGCCGGACCATCTACGAAACCAACCTGTTTTCCAGCTACTCAGCAGGACGCTATGAGCAGCTGCGGGCGGCGATCGGTGCCTTACCGTATTGGCAGTATCACCACAGTGATGCCGTTGAGCACCCGCGCCAGAAACACCTGGCATGGGACGGGATGATCCTGCGTGCGGATGATCCCTGGTGGCAAACCCATTTCCCAATCAATGCCTGGGGTTGCCAGTGTTATGTGACAGGCCTGACTGAAGACGACCTGCGTGAGCTGGGCAAGGATGGCCCGGACGAGGCACCCGCCATGGAATGGGAAGAACGGATCATCGGGCAGCGCAGTCCTGACGGACCGAGAACGGTGCGCGTTCCTGCAGGCATCGACCCAGGCTTCGAGCATGCACCGGGTCGTAGCCGCCTGAAGAGTGCCATACCCCCTGAATACGATATGGAGCCGCCGCCAGGTGGTTTGCCCAGCCGTCGAGCCTCAGAGCCCTTGCCGCCGCCTCGCCCCATGCCGGCATCCAGACTGTTACCCCCGGATCTCGGCGAGGAGCAGTATGCCGAGGCCTTCCTGGAAGAGTTCGGCGCCACCCTTGATCGCCCGTCGCTTGTGAGGGATGTGCTGGGTGAGGCTTTGGTGATGGGGCAGGAGCTGTTTCAAGATCGCCGGACCGGCGAGTTGAAAGCCAACAAGCGCGGCCGTGGCCGCTTCATGAAGCTGCTGGCTGATGCGGTGCTGTCACCGGATGAGGTGTGGGCCAATATCGAATATCAGCATGCCAAGGGCCGGGCCGTAGTGCGCCGGCGTTATGTGGCGCGATTCCTGTTGCCGGGTGAGCAATTGCCGGCGCTGGCCGTGTTTGAGCATGGGGAAACCGGCTGGGGCGGTATCACCGTCTTTTCCAGCGACGTAGAGGGGTATCTGGAGCTGCAGCGGCACGGGGTGTTGCTGTACCGGCGGGAGGAATAATAAACCCCCGGCGCGGCCACACCGGGGGCACCGTGAGCGTGGGATTGGAGGCCCTGGCCGGGGCTGCCCGCTCAATCAGTACACCCCCAGTTTAGGAGGTTCCATGGCTGGTGCCAAGATCGACTTCGACCACAAGGACGTCAGCGCCAAGATCGGCGCGGCGATCCAGAGCCTGGATAACCCCGGCCCACTGTTTCAGATCATCATCGAATACCTGACGCGAGTGCATCGTCAGCGCTTTCGTAACCAGGTGTCGCCAGAGGGCACGCCCTGGGCGCCGTTGTCACCGGCCTACAAGAAGCGCAAGCACCGCAACGCCAACAAGATCCTCACACTGCGTGGGCACCTGGCTGGAACCCTGCGCGGCCAGTATGACCAAACCGGCCTGGAGTTCGGTACCGACCGGCCATACGGTGCGGCCCAGCACTTTGGTGCTGAGATCGATCGGGCTGCCAGTACCCGCGAGGTGTACTTCCGCCAGAAGCGTGACGGCAGTGTTGGCAACCAGTTCGTGAAGAAGGGCAAGAGCAACTTCGCCCAGACCGTGAATGTGGGTGGCTACAAGATTCGGATTCCTGCCCGGCCATGGTTGGGCACCAATGAGCAGCAGAACAACCAGATCGTCAAAAAAGCCCACGATTACCTGCAAGATGCCATGGGCGGCTGAGAGGCTCTGTAAGGCCTGTCAGTGCCGTTGGCGCTACCGTTGCCGCACCCAAACCCCGTTTCGAGGCCATAAAAGTTTTATAAAAGCGAATTGAGGCCTTCCCGCTCGGGGTTTCTGCCTGAGTTGTCATTTCCAGTCTGAAAACCCGCAATCGGCAAATTTTGCCCGCGTTCAAAAGACCCTGCACACCCCCCGGCACTAGTCTGCATCCATCACGTTGAAATACACACCAGAGTGGGTGGCATGAACGGACTGGAAATTTTCAAGGCAGGCATCCATACCGGCATGGACGGTAAGCAATACACCTTCACCGAAGAGGATGTGAAAGCCTCCGTGGAGGCCTACGACCCGGCGCTGTTCAGTGCGCCGCTGGTGGTTGGTCACCCGAAAGTGGAAGACCCGGCCTATGGCTGGGTGTCTGGCCTGGCTTTCAAAGAAGGCATCGTCACCGCTGATCCGGAAAAGGTGGAGCCGAACTTTGCCGAGATGGTGAACGATGGCCGGTTCCCCAAGATCAGCTCTTCTTTCTGGCCCCCGAATCACCCCTCCAATCCGAAGCCTGGCGTTTGGTACTTGCGCCATGTTGGCTTTCTTGGCGCTGCCGCTCCAGCAGTGAAGGGCCTGAAGCCTGCCAGTTTCTCTGACGAAGCCGCCGACCTGGTCACTATCGAGTTCGCTGATGCCGACTTTGAAAGCCGCTGGGTATTGGGCCGCCTTGCCCGTGGCCTGCGTGACTGGATGCTGGAGAAGTTCGGCGCCGAAACGGCTGACCAGGTTATTCCCGATTATCTGGCACGGGATGCAGAACGTGCCGGTGACCCGCAGCTGATGGAAAGCCAGCCGGCTTTTGCTGCCCCTACCGATACGACTCATCACCATAAGGAGCCCACCGTGGACCCGAACAAAGACAAAGAGCAACAGGCTGCGGACTTTGCGGAGCGTGAAACTGCGTTGCAAACCCGCGAACAGGAACTGGCTGCCAAGGAACAGAAACTGGCGGAACAGGCCGCCGCTGCCCGTAAGGAAGACATTGCTGAATTCGCCGAGAAGTTGGTGAAGGAAGGCAAGGTGCTGCCCCGGGAAAAGGAAGGTCTGGTTGCCTTCATGGAAGCCCAGGACGACGAGACTGTCGTGGAGTTCGCCGAAGGCGATACCACCGTCAAGAAGCCTGGTAGCGACTGGCTGAATTCCTTCCTTGAAGGTCTGCCCCCGCGCGTTGACTTCAACGAGCGTGGAGCAGCGGAAGAAGACGGTAAGGCAACTGCCCAGTTTGCCGCACCGGCAGGTTATTCCGTCGATCCTGACTCACTTGCCATCCACAACAAGGCCCTGGCTTACCAGGCTAAACATCAGTGTGACTACACCACCGCCATCAACGCGGTGAGCTAAAGGAGAGTTTCATGAGTGCTCAAAAGATCGCGTTGCTGACGCTGACCGCCTCTGCCACTGCTGCTATCACCCAGCACCGCTTTGTCGGCTTCGATGGTGCGCCTGCTGCAGCTGCAGGAAATGCCATGGGTGCCGCCGTTTTTAACGCCGTTATTGGTGATGACTTCGCGGTGGATGTGATTGGCACCACGGTAGTGGAAGCCGCTGGCGCCATTGCTGATGGCGCAGAAATTGAAGTGGGTGCCGATGCCAAAGCTGTTACGCAGTCTGCCGGTGTCACCGTTGCAAGGGCTCTGCAGGAAGCCGCAGCGGACGGTGATCTTATCGAAGTCCTGCTGATCGCTAATTAGGCCAACCTGGAGAACCTTCAATGAATAACAGTCAAGTTCGGATTATCGATCCCATTTTGTCCACTCATGCGCAGGGGTATCGCCACCCTTCCCATGTGGGCCGGTTTTTGTTTCCTCGTGTCCCGGTAGCGGCGTCTGGGGGTCAGATCATGACCTTTGGCAAGGAAAGCTTCCGTGAGTACAACGCACGCCGCAGCCCCGGTGCTAACACCAAGCGTGTGCAGTTTGGTTATGCCGGCGACCCGTTCTCACTGGTGCAGGACGCCCTTGAAGGGCAAGTGCCTCGTGAACACATGCGGGATGCCGCCGCTGTGCCGGGTATTAATCTGGGCCAGCGTGCCGTCAAGAACGTCATGAACATTATCAGCCTTGCCCTGGAAAGGGAGCAGGCCGCTCTGGCTCGTGATGCGGCAAAGTATGACGCCGATCACAAGGTGGACCTGGCTGCGGCCAAATGGACGGATGACGCAAACAATCCGGCGAAGGATATCCGCGCTGGTGAGGAAGCGATCCGTGAGACCACCGGTATGTCTCCGAATACGCTGCTTTTGTCCGCAAAGGCATTTGCGGCAATGCGCGAGAACGCCAAGGTGCTGGAGCGTTTCAAGTACACCAGCAGTGACTCCATTACCCGCGAAATGATTGCAGCGCTGCTGGATCTGGACGAAGTCGTCGTGGGTAAAGCCGTTACCGCCGGGGGGGATGACAAGTTTTCCGATGTATGGGGGGCGGACGCCATTCTGGCTTATGTCGCTCCTGAAGCCAGCGACTGGGAAGAGCCCAGCTATGGCTACACCTACACCATGGAAGGCCACCCGCTGGTTGAGCAGACCTACTACGACAAAAACGCCAAGAGCTGGATCTATCCGGTAACCATGGAACGTCAGGCCGTGATGAGTGGTATGACGGCAGGCTACCTGTTCCAGAACGTGGGCTAATCCCCCCCAGGCGGTGGCGAACTTGCCGGTTCATAGCCACATACCCTCCGTCAGAACCGGCCCTATTTCAGGAGAACGTGATGCCACGTTTCAAAATTGAACGCCCAGTCAAGCTGGGCGGAAAGATCCGCAAGGATGGAGAGGTCACTCTCGACCAGGAAGACGCCGAGCCGTTGGTGACCTCTGGCAGCCTTGCCCCCCTGGACGCCGTGTTGATCGGCGGCGCTGCGGGTGATGCCGTCACTTTTGCCGAAGCGATCGCCAAGCTAGACCCGAACAACCCGGATCACTGGATGAAATCGAACGGTGCGCCGGACTTGAAGGCCCTGGAGAAAATCGGGGGCCTGAAACTGAAAGCGGCAGAGCGCGATAGCCTGTGGGCTGAGCATCTGAAAGCTCAGGAAGTTGAAGGCTACTGGGTGAGCGCCAAAGAAGGCACCGTCCAGTGGGGTGAAATGGCTATCGACGAAGATGGTGTCGGTTTTGACCTGGATGGGCTGACCGAGGAGCAGGTGGCCGAACTGGAGGCCCGGGAAGACCTGATCATTGCACAAGGCACCTTTGCCGGAATCGCAGCACAGGAAGGTGGCGATAATGGAGCAGCCTAAAATCACTGGTTATCGCCAGCTGAGCCCCGAGGACGCTGCCTTGATGAATGAGATCAAGGCGCATGGGGAAGAACTGAAAGCCCTGGTGGAAAAGCTACGTGGCCTGCCTGATACAGACCAGCGCTGGATCAGCATTGGTGCCACGGATCTGCAAACCGGGCTTATGGCTCTGACCCGTTCCGTCGCCAAACCGACGAGCTTCTGACATGAGCTATATCTCCCACGCTCAATTAGCCGAACGGCCCGGCGCCCGTGAACTCGCAGAGGTGGCAACCGCTACTCATGAGCACATCGTGGCCGCCGAGCTGATGGAGGCCACCTTGCAAGGGGGTGATCGTAGCGCCTGGTCGGCAGATGAAATCGCGGTGGCGGATGACGCCCTGCAGCGCATTGATGATGCGGTTTCTGATGCCCAGGCCACGATCGATGGTTTCCTGGGTAAGCGTGGGTACCTGCCCCTCAATCCCGTGCCAGGCATTGTTACCGCCTGGACCCGGGCGATTGCCCGGTACTTCCTGCACAAGGACAGAATCCGCACTGACGAAAAGAGCGATCCGATCGTGCGGGATTACCGGGATGCCATGAAGCTGCTGCAGCTGACCGCCGAGGGGAAATTCAGCCTGGGTGCGGAGGATGACCTGGTCAGCCAGGGCACCGGCTCCCCGGAATTCACGCCTGGCTCCTCAACGATCCGCGACAGCTTGAAGGATTACTGATGAGCGCCCCCCTGGATACCACGGTCATCGAGCAGCGGCTCCGCGATGCGGTGCCGGATCTGCAACAGGTCAAAGGGTCCGCAGAGTTTGCCGGCGTGTCCGCGCTGGGTAGTTACAGGGTGCCCTCTGCCTACGTGGTTTTGGCTCGGGAAGAAGGCACGGATGAAACCAACAGTCAGCCTGGTCGGCGCCCAGGCGGTAAGCAGCAAGCCAAAGTCACCTTCGGGGTGATTACGGCAGTACGTAACTACCGAGACGCCACTGGTGCCCAGGCCGCTCAGGATGCCGCCCCAATTATCGGCCGCATTCGCGATGCCCTGATGGGCTGGCAACCGGATGACCAGTCTATGCGGCCCATCGGCTGGCTGCAGGGCGATGTGCTGGATTACGACGCCAGCATATTGCTCTGGATCGACGTTTTCACTACCACCCACTTCATTGGAGGCAACGCCCCATGAGCACCAAGAAAAAGACGGTGAAAGTCACCCTCACCAAGCCTCACACCCATGCGGGTAAGCCGCGTAAGGAAGGCGCCGAAATCGACGTCACCCCTCGCCAGGCGGAATGGCTTGCTGAACGCGGCAAGATCAAAACCGGGCCCGGTGGCTATCAGCCGGTCAAGACTGACGGCCCCAAAGGCGATAAAGGAGAGCAGAAATGAAAGACTTTTCCCTCCAGGGCAAAGTGTACCTGGGCGCATCCCTTGCCGGCGGCAAACCCGGTGCCATGCACTGGGTGAACGATGCCGGCGTGCTGCAGATTTCCCCATCGGTTTCCCAGGAAACCCGGCAGGAAAGCCATTCCGGGCAGCGCCTTACCAGCGCCACCCTGAACACCTCCACCGAAGTGTCGTTCACGCTGACACTTTATCACGGCACTGCCAAGAATCTGGCGTTGGGCTTGTATGGCACCGAGCGCAGCATTGTGGCTGGTACGGTGACCGATGAGGAGATCCCCACTGTTGTTGATGGCGATGTGGTAGTGCTGGATCGTGGCGGCATCAGTGCCCTGACGATCGATGACAGCAACGCCACACCGACCACTCTGGTGGAAGATACCCATTACCGTATCGTCAGCGCTGACGGCGGTGTGCTGGAAATGCTGGATGTTGCGGCATTAACCCAGCCCCTGCTGGCCGACTACGAGAATGGTGCGGCCACCGACCTGACCATGTTCACGCAGCAGGCGCCTATCCGTTATCTGATGCTGGACGGCATGAACACCGTAGATGGTTCCGGTGAGAAGGTTCGGGTTCGCCTCTACAAGCTGAAGTTTAACCCGGTCTCCCAGCTGGACCTCATTAACAGCAGCTTCGGTGAGATTTCGCTGACCGGCACCTGCCTGTTTGAGTCTGCGGCGGCCATGGATGAAGCGCTGGGTGGCTTTGGCCGTATCGAGTTGCTGGAGGCCTCCTAATGGCGAAGGTGGTGCCGCAAGAGCAACAGCCTGACGCCCAGGAGGAGAATGACCTGGAAATCCTGCACCCCGAGCAAGAAGTGGTAATTGCCGGGGTGAAGGTAGTCATTCGTGAATATGGCTTTGTTGAGGGGCTGAAGATCCGCACCAAAGCAAAGCCATTCATTCATGGCCTGCAAGAGATCCTCAGTGGTGGCCAGCCATCGCTGGAAGAGATCCTGGACCTGCTGGCCGAGCACCTTGATCTGGCCCTGGAGCTGGTGGCTGATTCTGCCGATATGCCCCTGGAGTGGGTTCATTCGCTCAGTGAGCATGAGGGGGACGTGCTGCTCTACACCTGGTGGAGTGTGTGCGGCCCTTTTTTTGTTCGGTCTGCTCAAAGACGGGTGGTCAGCCGAAAACTGCAAGACCGGTTAGAAAAGGCAAGCCAGTCCGCTGGCGAGAAATCTACACCACCCTCATCGGAGCAGGCCACCGAGCTGACCAAATCGGAGACTACACCGAGCGACAAATAATGCTGTATTTCGATGCAGCATTACGCCGTGAGCGGCGCCAACGGGTTGCCCGGTTAAATGATGTCCGGATGGCCTTTGGTGCGAATAATGACGAGGCGACAAGCTATATAAAATCGCTCACGGATAACTGACTGGCGGCCATGGAGGCCGCTATTTTTTTGCCCGCGTTCAAAAGACGATTCCCGCCAGACCCGCCATGATCCCCCCATGGCAGACCAAGACCTCAAACTCGCGCTCCGAATGCAGGCTGACCTTAAACAAGGTCGGCAAGAGCTGGATGCGCTCGATACCGCCCTGGATGACGTTGGGGAAAGCGCTGATCGCACCAGCAAGCGATTGGACAACCTCGATGGCAAGGGCCCCGCCAAAGTCAAACAGGATCTGGATGCTGCCACCAAGTCCGCGCAGAACATGGACGCCGCTGTCGATAAGGCAAACAAAAGCGTTAATGGCATGGGCGGCAAGAACCGCAAGAGCCCGGTTAGTGGCCTAAGTGACGATGTCGATGAAGCTTCTGACGCCATGCGCCGTGGCGGCCTTTCTGCAGGTGAATACAAGCAAGCCATGCGGCAGCTGCCGGCTCAGATCACCGATATCACCACAAGCCTGGCATCTGGCATGCCGATCTGGATGGTGGCCATCCAGCAAGGCGGCCAGCTGAAGGATTCCTTTGGTGGGGTCAAGCCCGCCGCGCGCGCCCTGATTTCCTCCATCAAGCCCATGCCGCTACTGTTTGGCGGGGTTGCCGCCGCCGTGGGTTTGGCTGTTGTCGCCCAGCAGAAAGGGGCCAATGAAGCGCGCCGGTATAACGAGGCGCTGATTCTTACCGGCAACATTGCAGGAACCAGCTCAGATCAGCTTAGTGACATGGCTCGCCGGATCGATGATGTAGCGGGCACCCAGGGCAATGCTGCTGCAGTCCTGGCAGAAGTGGCCCGCACCGGCAAAGTGGCAGCTGACCAGATCGAGCAGGTTAGCCGTGCCGCGATCGCCATGGAGATCGCTACCGGCAAGGCGATTTCCAGCACGATTGATGAGTTCGTCAAGTTAGCGGAAGACCCCGTCCAGGCCATTGCTGACCTGAATAACGAGTACCACTTCCTGGATGCATCGGTGTACTCGAATATCGTGGCCTTGAAGCAACAGGGCCGCGAAGTTGAGGCAGTTAAGCTGGCGGTCGAAGCCTACGCCGATGTGGTGGAAAGCCGAGCCAAAGAGATATCTGACGATATCGGTCTGCTGGAACGTGCTTGGAAAGGCGTGAAGGATGCCGCCAGCGAGGCCTGGGATAGTGCCCTGAATCTTGGCCGTGAAAGGACAAGGCAGCAGGAACTGGATGATCTGAATGAGCGCATCAAGCTGTTCGAGCAGCTCAATGAGAAAAGCCTTTTCCAGCGAGGAGAAAGGGACGCCCAGATCGAGGCCGATAAAGCACGACGTGATGCGTTGGCCCAAGAGATCGAAGATGAGGAGCGCCTAGCTAAAGAGAAGGCCGAAGCCCGCCAACTGGAAGCTGAAGCCATTAAGGCCATGGCTGAGGTGGACAAACTCACCCGTTCCAATCTGAGCAATGAAGAAAAGCGGGTCAAGGCCATCAAAGCCTACCGTGAGCAGCTGGACGCTATTCGTGAAGCCAACCCCTCTGATAGTCGCCTGGATGAAGCCACGGTTGCCAAGAACATTGCTGGCATCAATGAGCGCTACGAGACAAAAGACCCGGAGGCCGATCGCCGCGAACGGGAGGCCAAGCAGCGCCAGAAAGAGATGGAGTCCTTCGTCGCCCAGCTTGAAAAGCAGGCGGCGGTGGCAGGCAAATCCAAGGATGCGACCCGTGCCTATGAGATCAGCGAGAAAGGCCTGACTGGGGCGCTATTGCAGCGAGCGCAAGCCGCCAACGCCGTTATCACCCAGCAGGAAGAGCTGAACCAGGCGATGGACGATGCGGAAACACTGAATGGCATCGCCGCCCGCTTGCTGTCGCTGGATGGAAACAGCTTTGAAGCCAGGGGCAAAGAGCTGGAGCAGGAGTTCGCCAAGCTGCTGGCGCGCCTGGAAGCGCGCGGTGATGAAGCCGGTAAAGCCCTGGTCAGGGAGCTAATCAATAAGGAGCAGCTGCAGGCTGGCCTGGATGACTTTCAGCGGCAAATCGACACCATCGCCCGGGGCGCCAGCAGCCAGCGGGATCTGCTCTCTTCCCAGTTTGAAGCCGGCCTGATCTCCCAGCCTGAGTACCGTGAAGGTCTGATGGATATCGACAGCAACGCCGTTTCGCAGCTGGAGCAGATGCGTGATGCGGCGGTTGAATATGCCCAGGCCATGGGTGACCCGACCATCCTGCAGAACTTCGACGCCATGGTGCTGGGCTACCAGCGGGTGAATGATCAGACCCAGCGCTTCCTGGCTGACGGCCAACAGATCAACGAAATGCTTTCCACCGGTTTGTCGGATGCGCTCTTGAACGTCGCTGACGGCACTCAATCTGCCGGAGAGGCATTCCGCCAGTTCGCCGCTGACTTCCTGCGTCAGCTCGCCCAAATGATTCTCAAGCAGATGATCTTCAACGCGATCAGTGGCGCCACCGGTGCGGGAGGTATTGGTGGTGCTGTTGCCGGCGCTGCTGCGGGTGCATTTGCCGATGGCGGCTACACCGGGCCCGGCGGTAAGTATCAGCCTGCAGGTGTGGTCCACCGTGGTGAGTATGTGCAGCCCCAAGAGGCACTGCGTGAGCCTGGTGCCCTGGAGTTTATGCACGCCTTCCGTCGCGAGGGCATGCGATCGCTGGCGCGGTTCCAGGGCTATGCCGATGGCGGCCTGGTGGGTGCCTCACCAACGATCAGCGATAGCCCTGCTGCCCTGATGGGCCAGGCAGTACCCAAAGCGGATCTGCACCAGCGTCTGCTGCCGATCCTGGACGATGACCTGATTGCAGGTGCCATGAAGGGCCCTGCCGGCGAGCAGATCCTCGAACTTCATATCAGCCGGAACCCCAGCAAGTTCCGAAGCTTGCTCAACGGAGGCAGTTAATGGCTGTAGAAAACGGCAACGCCACGGATCATGTGGATCTGTATAACAAGCTGTACACCTTCCTGACCAGCCACGCGGATCTTGTTAACGCTGGGCAGCAGTGGATGCGGGTAGCGAGTGTGGGGTTGGCTCCACCGTTAACCGCCAACTCTGATGCGTTGGGGGATGACGGTATTTCAGGTGCCGTAATGCTCAAAGGCCCGGGGCTGGCCGGCGCGGATGAAATCTACGTGTCGATGTACTTGTACGACAACACCGCCCTGGACCGCCAGATGCTCTATCTGGTGGGCCATAACGGTGTGCTCGCCGATAACGACACCTATCAAAATCATATTAACAGCAGCCCCCGCAAGGCTTTCCCGGTGTGGCGCCAGGCCATGGAATATTGGTTTATTGCCAGTGGCCGTCGATTCATGGGGGTGGTCAAGCTCGGCACGGTCTATGAGGTGTTCTATTGCGGGTTTTACCTGCCTTACGCCTTGCCAGATGGCAACCCGTACCCCTTGATGATCGGCGGCACCACTGCGGGCACCACCAGTAGCGTTGGGCAGGAGACAACCGGCGATGATCATAGGGCTTTTGTTGACCCCTGGGAGCGTAGCCCGGGCAGCCTTGCCTTTCTGACTTATGCCGGCAACTGGGTGAATGCTCGCCATGACAACTCCACGAATAATGTCGAGCATGCTGTGCACCCCTTCTTTTCAGCTGCCGAGCCCCGTGAGCTGGAAAGCGATACAGATTCCATTACCCCGCCCAGTGATGACTGGCTTGATACCCGGCTTTCATACCTGGCATCACAGCGCCCGCTGCTGGGCGGTGGATATCTTCTTACTCCGCTGACTCTGCACGGAACCCAGTACCACACCCCTGTTGCCGACCCCGGTGTGCACGGGATCATGGATGGGATTCATCACGTAACAGGCAGCGGGAATTTAGCGGAAAACATCGTCCAGGTTGGCGGCGTGGATCATCTGGTCCTGCATAACGTTTATCGAACGACCACCGCCTCGTATTTCACCATGGCCCTGGAGTAACCATGCCTTTCGCGATTAGCACTCCCTCGAATCTGGCCGATGCCATTACCCATCTCGCAGACTTCTACGAGAACACCATGGGCTGGACAGTTAACCATGATGTGCCCAATTCGACGGCCACGGTCAGCATCCCGGGGAAACCCGCCGTTTTTACTCTGTCCAAAAGCGACTATGTGCTGAGCAACTCCAGTGGTGGCGTTGACTTTGAGGTGCTGATCATTGATGTCACCAATATCACTACACCGATTCGGGCAACCGTAAATTGGTTGAACCCGATCACTACTATGCATGTGCACGCTGACGATGCCGGCCCAGAGCCCTGGTCGCTGATTACCTTCCAATCTGCCCCTGAGTATTACCACCATGGGTATTTCGGCTACGTGGAGAAATTCGGGAGCTACAACGGTGGTGCCATTGCTGATGGCACTAACTGGTATGTGACAAGTAATGATAGTTACCGGCGAGCCTGGGATTACGATAATAACCATATGCTGTTTTCGGGCGGTTTCTGGACGTTCTATGAAAGTGACAGCCTGGGTCAAAAACCCGGTGGCATCGAGATCGACCATGTTGATGCAGCTAACGGTTCGTATGTCTTCACCAGAGACAGCACTTACAACGCTGGCGGTGGGTGGGCCAACGCGCATAACGGCACGTTGGCGTGGGTGGAGCCCTCTGGTGCGGATGGGTCTATCAACATGCATCCCCCGATCATCTTTGCGAACCTCGCCGGCGACAATTTTGTGACTCCGGTTGGCTGCCCTCCAGGTGTGCGCATGATCAACTGCGCGCCCTTTGAATTAGGGCAGGTAGTCACCATCGGCGGTATTGACTGGCAGGTTTTCCCGCTGTGTAACAAGACCGCCCCTTATAAGGGAACGAACGGGGATGGATCTGGCCCCGGCAACATCCAGCCAGATCCTGATGACGGCGTGTATCGCTATAACATCGGTGGCGGTACCGAGCGCTGGGGTATTGCCGTGTTGCATGAGGCGTAAATGGCTATCTTCGGTGGGGTAATCGCGCCTGCTGGGTCTAGCCAGGCGCGCAACATCAACGGGACTGCCAATCTGGCTGGCCGTACTCTGAATGCCTGGCGTCAGGTATCCATTGATACCGTTGCGGACCTGCCATATGACGGTACGCTGATCGACAACAGTCCGATCACCCCGGCGGTACCACGAGCCGTTACCGGTCAGCGGGCTTGCAGCTTCTTTGATGATTTCTATAACCGTATCTACTTATTCCCCAGCCCGATGCGCCTTGGCTCCGTGGCGAGTGACCGCGAGGAGCCATTGGAGATCTGGTCGGCCTTCCTTGACCAGCAGTCACTGAACGCTGTCAGCGCCGACCTGGATAACACTGTTCACCTGGTCTACCCGGACTTGCCGGTGCTTTTCGCGGGCCTTGAGATCAAGGTTTTCACTCTCGATGTGAGCGGCGAAGGCCTGCCGGAGATCGACACCAGTTATTCCTTCACGTTTCAGGATGGGTTGTCCTTAGATTGGACCGTGACGGGTACCCGGGTTGCTATCTGGACCTTTGCCCATAACTGGCAGACAGGTCTTCGTGAGCGCCTCGCCTGGCTGACAAATGTGATTTCCAGCCAGACCGGTGTTGAGCAGCGCAGGGCCTTGCGGGTCGGTGCCAGACGGTACTTCGAAGTGAGTGGGTTGCTGGAGGGCCGAGACCGCCGGCTGTTCGATATGGCGGTGTTTGACTGGGGCTCACGTCTCTGGTCACTGCCGATGTATCACGATGTGCAGTGGATTGGCCCGCTGCAGGCGGAAGCCCTGGAGATCCCCTGCGAGACCGAAAACCGGGAGCTGGTGGTCGACGGGCTGGTGCTGCTGCAGGGCGAAAACGCCAGGCACCACGAAGTGGTAACGGTTCGTGAGATTCATCCCGATCGGATTGTTGCCCGCCAGCCCCTGGAGTATGACTGGCCTGCAGGGACCAAGCTCTACCCCATGAAGACGGCTCAGTTGGTTGAGCCTCCGGAGGCGCGGCGGGGGCACGATGATCTGGCTGCTTTTAATGCTGAGTTCTACCTGGTAGAGCCTTATCAGGATGACCGCACGATTACGCTGCCCACCTACCGTGGCTGGCCAGTACTGGAGCGCCAGCCCCAGGAGAGCGGCGATCTGACTTCTTCCTTTCACCGGCTCCGGCAGTTCCTGGACAACCAGGTGGGCAAGCCCCTCTCTATCGATACGGCAGAGCGGGCATTTCCTGTCATGCAGCAATTGTGGTGGATGTATGGGCTACAGGAGCGCTCTGACTTCCGGGGCCTGATGAACCTGCTCAATGGCCGCCAGAAAGCCCTGTGGGTACCGACCTGGTCGGCGGACATGATCATCGTCAGTTCAGTGAATATCGGGCTGGATACCGTGGACATCCAGCATATGAATTATAGCCGTCATGGCCTTCTGCAGATGGGCCGCCGGGATATCCGGGTGGCGCTGAAAGACGGCCAGGTGTTCTACGCACGGGTGGTGGGTGCGGCGGAAGTAGATGCCGACACTGAGCGCCTGCAGTTCGAGTCAGGGCTGCCGGCCGCATTTGATCCGGAGGATGTGTACCTGGTGTCCTGGATGGTGCTGTCGCGTTGTGAGCAGGACGAATTCGAGATCAGCCACATGGCTGATGTGGAGGGGGCGGCCAGCTCCTCGCTGATGTTCCGGGGGGTGCGTGATGAGCTTTGATGCCCTGGAATCGTCCATCGCTGATGGCAAGCCGCTGCGCCTGTATCTGTTTGAGCATGGCACCCGCCAGTGGCGCTACACCAGCGCTGGCAAAGATGTGGTAGCCGACCAGGTCAACTGGGAGTCGATCTATATCAAGGATGACGGCAACCGGCAGACCGGTGAGGCCAGTGCCGATGCCATGAACATAGATGTGCCGCTGACGTTCCCGGTGCTGGAGAAGTTTCGGATCTACCCATCATCGCGCCGGGTGTCGTTAACGGTGTTCAACCTTCACCAGGGCGACGGAGATCTGCGGGCCACGTGGGTGGGCACCATCAGCGATGTGAAGCGTCGGCGGGTGGATGCCAGGCTGATCTGCACGTCGATCGCCGATGAGCTGGCCTCTACCGGCCTGAAATTACCCTGGACCCGGAACTGTCCCCATACGATCTACGATCACAATTGCAAGTTGAAACCGGGTGATTTTCGGGTGCTGATCACCGTCGCTTCTATGGATGGGATAACCCTGACCGCAGCCGAATTAGCCACCAAACCAGACGGCTGGTTTTCCGGTGGCTATATCGAGTGGGAGGCGGAAGACGGGGTCATCGAGGAGCGCGGGATCGATATCCATGTGGGCAACCAGGTGACGCTGATGGGAAGTACTGCCGGCATCACCCTTGGGCAGGTGCTGAAAGCCCATGCCGGTTGCGAGTGCACCAAGCAGGCCTGCCTGGACAAAGGCAACTATGACAACTATGGCGGCGCCCCTGGTTTACCTGGGCAGTCTCCCTTCGACGGCCAGCCGATCTTTTAGGAGAACGCTATGTGGATCCAGCTCGCAATCATCGTCATCAGTGCTGTCGTCAGTTATCAGATGCGGCCCAAGCCCGCCAAGCCAAAGCCGGCGGCGTTTTCTGATTTCGATTTCCCCATGGCAGAAGAAGGCACCCCCCAGTATGTGATCTTCGGTGACTGCTGGGTGGAGGACTGGATGGTCCTGGCGGTGGGCAACTACCGCACCACAGCCATCCGCAAGAAGGGGGGCAAGAAGTAATGGTGGTTGTCTATCCCCGACACATTCGCGCTGCAGGGCTGTGCATGTCCGGTGCCCGGCGTTGGTTTCCTCAGTACGGCATGACCTTCGAGGCATGCCGGCGCGGTGAGGTAACGGTAGAGATGCTGGAAGCGACTGGTGATCAGTTTGCCCTGCAGGTTGCCGAGATTGCCCGCCAGGAGGTGAATGATGGGCGGAAGTAGTAAGCGCCAGACAGTCGGGTACCGCTACTTCTTCGACCTGCAGATGGGTATCTGCCGTGGGTCAGCGATCGATCAGGCCGTGGATGAGCTGGTGGAGGTGAGGGTCGGCGATCGGACCGCCTGGAAAGGCAGCCTGACCGAGTCTGGATCAGTAGCTATCAACAAGTACAACCTCTTCGGCGGGGATGAAGGCGAAGGCGGCGTAGAGGGCCGCTTGTACGTGATGATGGGTGAGCCCAGTCAGGTAGCACCTGGTCGCTTGGCGAACCTGCTTGGAGGCGTGTCACCGGGTTTTCGTGGGGTCTTCACTCTGTTCTTTACCGGCATGGTTGCCGCTATCAACCCTTACCCGAAGAAGTGGTCCACCCGACAGCGGCGGCTGCTTAAGGGGTGGGACCGTTCTGCCTGGTACACCCCAAAGCTGAAGATCGAGCTGGCCGGTGGCCAGATCCACGCCATGAATGGGGTCCATATCCTCATGGAGTGCCTGACAAACCGTGACTGGGGCCGAGGCCTTGAGCCGTCGCGATTGAACCTGGTGAGCTACCAGGAGGCGGCTGACAAGCTGTTCGATGAAGGGTTCGGGTTGTGCCTGCGCTGGAGCCGGCAGGAAAGCCTGGCGGACTTCATGCAGCAGGTGCTGGATCATATTGGCGGCGCGCAATACACAGACCCTGAAACGGGCCTGCTGACGCTCGATCTTATCCGTGGTGACTACGACCCTCAGACGCTTCCGCTGTATACCTACGACACCGGTCTGCTGAGCGTGGTAGAGGATGATTTCGCCAATCCTGCCGTATCCGCCAATGAGATAGTGGTGAAGTACCGCGACCCGATCACCAACAAGGAGCGGGTCGCTCGAGAGCGAAATATCGGCGCGATTCGTGCTGCAGGTGTGAAGCATACCGAGACGGTCAATTATCCCGGGATTCCCACTTACAGCTTGGCCAGCCGTATCGCTCGCCGGGATCTTAATGCCAAACAGCCAGGCCTGCGGCGCTTCAAAGTGCGCCTGGATCGGCGCGGCCTGAAACTGAAGCCCGGCGGGTTGCTGCGTATCTCGGCACCGGATAAGGGGGTTGCCGATATCGTGCTGCGGGTCGGTCGGATTGAGGATGGCCCGCTGGAGTCTGGCGAGATCGTTGTCACCGGTGTCCAGGACGTGTTCGGCCTGCCAGCCACCCAGCTCACCAGCGAGCAGGGTTCCGAATGGCAGGCGCCGGACTACACCACGCAGCCAGCAGCTGACCAGGTCGCTCTGGAGTTTTCTTATCGCGATATCACGCTGGAGATGAGCCCGGGGGATCTGGGTACCGTCGAGAGCGATAGCGGTTGGGTCGGCGCCCTGGGCGTGCGCCCCACCGGCTTGTCCTGGAACTACGGCCTGGCTACCCGAACCGGCGCAGATCCGTATGAAATAGCAGACCAGGGCGAGTGGTGCCCGACGGGCCTGCTGTCTGCAGATCTGGAGCCAGGCGAAACCAGTTTCATGCTGACCAACTGGCTGGATATCGAGCTGGTTGCGGTCGGCACTGCCGGCATGGTCGGCGGTGAGCTGTTCCGGGTAACCAGCCTGGATGAGGAAACTGGCCTGGTAGAAGTCGATCGCGGGTGCATCGATACCGTGCCTGTGAAACACCTGGCAGGCACGCGAGTGTGGTTCTACGAGAGCTATGCAGCGATCGATCCCGCTGAGTACGTGGACGGGGAAACCGTCAACCTGAAGCTGCTGACGCGCACCAGCTCAGGTGAGCTGGATGAAAGCCTGGCGCCGTCCAGCGTGGTGACCCTGGACCAGCGGCAATTCCGACCCTATCCCCCCGCAAACGTGCGCCTGAATGGCGAGTATTGGCCGTCTGAGGTGGTTGGTGCGGTTTTGATGCAGTGGGCCCACCGCGACCGCCTGCTGCAGCACGACGTGCTTGTGCCCTGGACTGATGGAGATATCGGGCCCGAGGCCGGAACGTCCTACCAGGCGACCCTGCTGCAGGGCGCCAGCCAGATCCAGCAGGAGAACACCGCTGGCACCACCACAACCCTGACCCCCACCGAGGATGGCCAGTACACGGTCACCGTGCTGAGCCAGCGCGATGGGCTGGATAACTGGCAGACGTTTGAGCACACCTTTAACTGGTATCGCACTGAACCCATGGCCACGGAGGCAGGAGACATCATGCTGACCGAGGCCGGCGAAGAGATGATCGTGGAGTAAGACATGGCTAAGCAATGGTCGGAGATACGAACAGAAAACCCTGCGGGCCCACTCACTGGCGCGGAGGTCACCGTGGCCGTCCAGGGCGGGCAGACGGTGGGGCTGACCTACCAGCAGCTGAAGGACTGGGTGAAGTTCAAGAACAAACTGGATGCCACCGCTGACCCCGGTGTGAACGATGACAGCACCGCTGGCTATGAGCCTGGTAGCCGGTGGTTGAACAACGCGGTCTCGCCTAAACGCTGGTGGATCTGCACCGACGCTACTGCTGGGGCGGCGGTTTGGGATGTGCTGTCGCTGTCGGAAGATGAGTTGGGCACAGCCGCGCTGGTCAACACTGGTACCGGGGCGGGAGATGTGCCGCTGAACAGCGATCTGGGCACTGCTGCTTATGAGCAGGCCAATCAACTACCTTTCACGAGCCAGTTGAAATTCTCAGGGCGCCTAACGGACGCTGAATACGGGATCAACATAGGGGGGGGGTTTGAGAATGTTGGCGCCGTTTTCACGCCCTATAACGGCTCGACAGTGTCTGACGCAGGCCAGTTTATACACAATAATTCGGATTACGGCGGTACTGCGGGGAACATGACTCAAGCCGTGATAGACCTGATCGAGGCCCAAGGTCGAGATAGTTCAAGGTTAAGGTACGGGCCGGAGTTCCGAATAGCAGAGTTCCTTGCCGGCGGCGGGACCAACGCTTCGTCCAGTGGGCCATTCGGCACTAAATATGCCTTGATAGTGCCCGACTCGAACGATTTGGGGCTCGGTGCGGATAACTTCACTACGGTTTGTTTTTGGGTGGCCGCAGTGGACAATCCGGTCTACCTCGATTTGGTGTCCGGGAACATGAGGCATTGGGTCAATGGCGTAGAGCCCGCCGAGTCTACATATGTCCTGAGCCCGGCGGATGGTTGGGTTTTCTACCGGGTAACCGAACAATCAAACCTTGGCTATACGACAAGAACTCCGCGGGTCGCTGCTAGCCTAGGGGACCGAATTCGACTTGCGCTCCCCTCTAAGTTCGCGGGTTTTTTCGATCCTGGTATCTATCTTTCCCCCTACATCAATTCGGTGCCTTTGTGATGCGTATACTTAGAGACGGCGTTTACTTTTCGGAAGGCGATGACCTTGGTTTTGTGGCGTCAATCGACAATGACGACCCCTCCCTCTACAGCTTCCACCCCGACGACTACCGGGCCAATAAACTGGCTGAAATCAAATCTGCTTGCGAGGCAGAGCTTTCTGCCCTGCAGGCAGAGTATCCGGAATCTGAGGTGATGAGCTGGGACAAGCAGGAGCGTGAGGCCAGAGCGTTTGTGGCTGATTCATCTGCTTCGGTGCCCTTGATTTCCAGTCTAGCGTCAGTGCGCGGTATCGGCGTGCCAGACCTAGCTAACCGCATCATCCAGAAGGCGGACGCTTACACTGCAGCCATAGGGCAGGCATTGGGCAGACGTCAGAAACTGGAAGATCAACTCAACGCCATGACTAGCTGGGAGGAAATGGCAGAGATCAACTGGTGATTTTGCCCCCGTTCAAAAGCCACCAGCAAAGAGGCCTCCATATAGTGGAGGCCTCTTTGTTATGAAGCACTGTCACACTGTCACTTCTGGAGCGGAGCAATGTAACGATAAAGAGGAGCGCCCTTAGCCTGGTGCAGCAACACCGGGCTGAGGGCCCAACCCGCAGCAACACCCTGCGAGCCAGCAAGGCTCCCCACTCCGCGCGGAGCGGGAGAAGCCTAGCAGAATACGAAAAGGCTTTGCAGATGGTAAAAAAGGATTTCAGGTGCCAGCGGTGCAATAAAAAGCTGGCCGAAGCGATCTTCACTTGGCTCAGTATCAAATGCCCGCGCTGCGGGCATCTCAACACGGAGAAGGCCCAGGAGCCTCGATAGAGGAGGTTCCATGCCAGATCCGATCATCCCTTGGCTGGGCGGCAAGCGTCGCCTGGTCGACCGCATCATCCCCTTCATTCCTCCCCACAAGTGCTATGTGGAGCCCTTTGCCGGCGGTGCCGCGATGTTCTTCATGCGGCCTGTGCCGGCAGAGGTGGAGGTGCTCAACGATATCAATGGCGAGCTGGTCAGGCTGTACAGGGTGGTGCAGAACCACCTGGAGGAGTTCGTCAGGCAGTTCAAGTGGGCGCTATCCAGCCGGGAAGTCTTCAAGTGGCAACAGATGACCAGGCCCGAGACCCTGACGGATATCCAGCGGGCGGCGCGGTTCTACTACCTACAGCAGCTGGCTTTCGGTGCCAGGGTCGATGGCCAGTCCTTCGGTACCGCAACCACCACGCCACCGGGCCTCAACCTGCTGCGCCTCGAAGAGAGTCTCTCTGCAGCTCACCTACGGCTTTCCAACGTGTTCATCGAGAATCTGGCCTGGCAGGACGTCATCAAGCGCTACGACCGGCCCCACACCCTGTTCTATATGGACCCGCCTTACTGGGAAACGGAAGGCTATGGTGTGGATTTCGGCTGGGAACACTACGAGGAGATGGCTGAACTGATCGGCCAGATCAAGGGAAAGGCCATCATCAGCCTCAACGACCACCCGGACATACGCCAGGTGTTTTCCCAGTATCACATCGAGTCAACGGATATCCGGTACACGGTCGGAGGGGGTAAAGGGGTGCAGAGAGGTGAGGTGCTGATCTTCAGCTGGGATATTCAGGCAGAGCCGGCTGGTCTATTCTGA